CTCAAAACTGAGCTTGATAATGTTGCTCCGACGGTATGCAATACAGAACACAGCATTCGCCACGGATTGTGCAGTCTCTTCGAACGAAAGATTATCGCTGTCGAACGTGTAACTGAATTCCGCTGCCGCTGCGGAAGCGAAATAATCCCGCGCGTCGTTTAACGCATCATAGAAGCTGTTGAAATCAATTTCCGACAACGGACGATTCCCGATATGCGGATCCACGCACACCCTGGAAAGAATGTGGTCAGCTCGGTTCGTTGGGAATAGCGCTTGCGTGAAGTATTCACCTCGAATTGTTATGTCCTGAATTTGGAAGTTTGTACCTGCGGCACCCAGGAACAACACATAAGGCGTCGTCGGTGTAGATGTTGCAGTGAAGGTGAGCGTGTGTGTAGCGCCTTTGGCCGCGACTTGCGTAGCACTGGCCCAGGAGCCCCCATTGTGCAGGCCTACGGTGGCGCTGCTCGCGCTTGAGCTGCTGGCCAGGGTAAAGGTGACGACCACTTTGTCGCCGGCCTGTAGCCCCGGCAATGGGGCCAGCGCGCCGTAGATCTGCGATCCGTTACCCACTACGCTCAGCCCCGCACCAGTAGCGGTCAAGGCGCCGAAGTTATAACCGAGCCAGTCATGTGTGCAAGGATAAACAACTCCGACGATCTTAACCTCGCTAATGATGAAATTCGTGTTGTTCTGCGCGCAGAAAAACGCCAGGCGTGGCGTAGCTGGTGCGGACGTAGCCGTCAGCGTTACTGTGTGGGTTCCCTTTCCGACCGTCACGTTATTGGACGCCCATGTGGCGCCCGTATGCAGACCGATAGCGATGCTCGTTGCAGAAGACTCGTCTTCTAAAGTGAATGTCACTGTGACGACTTGCCCAATTGAGAAGCTGTTGATCTGCGCGAATGCGCCGTAACTGTCTCCGTCGGATTTGACGCCTACCCTGTCTTTGTAGCTGGTAACGATGCCCCCAGCATAGCTGAGCCAGTTAGGACTGAATCTGTATTCCTCGAACGGTCGTAACGGGATCTTTCGTGTCGCCAGCATGTTGAGCTTCCGTTCTTTTAGCGCAAGCGCCCCAGCCGTTGCATACGTGACACTCTGCACCGTAGTGACATCGCCGAAGTTCGTCAGCGTAACCGGCGCCACTGCATATACATCGCGCCACTTGAGTTCATCAACGACAGAACCTTCGAATGCAAGATCTGAAGGTGTCACACGACGAGCTCGAATGCTCCATCGTCCTGATAGCGAGGGTGTCGCTATCAAAGTGATTGCCCTCGTGCTTCTGTAGATGGAAGATCCTTCCGCTGTAGCTTGGAAAGTCTGCACGGCACCTCTAGGACTTCCATCCGCATTGATAGGCGTGACTTCCAGCTCCAAGGTCACGTCCATGCGAATCTGGTTCTTTCCGTCATCCTTATAAAGGCCGTTCAAGGCGACAAAGTTGCAGAATACTTGTGTCGCATCTTTTTTATCCAAGACAAAGGGCCCGACCCACTTAGATCCCGTCGTGGAAAGGATAGGGCTCAGAGTCGGTGAAGTAGTGAGTGTCGTCCAGTTGGAATTAACAGCGGAAGGATTGGACAGCCTAATCGTATCGTCCGCAACAGATAGAACGTCATAAGTGCCGTTCAAGTTATACAGCTCCGCGCCACTGGACAGGCGGATACCCACAGAAGCGGAAATGCCTGACGGTACAGAATTCCAGTTCGGGTTAATGCTTGCGGGACTGTTCAGCACGACTCGACAGTAATACGTCGTCCCGCCGAATTCTGGATCCGTCACAGTCTCCAAAGACTTGGTTGCAATGGTATAGACACCGCTGAGGTCATAACTGGCAGACCAGAAACCGTCCCCATCCGTTACGCTGAAGGTGGCGCCTGTGAGCTGGATCTCAGCCCCCACTGCATATTCTGAGGGAAGCGTGTTGTTCGGAATTACAAACCTGAATCCGTTGTTATATGCGAACAGGGTCTTCGTTTGATTGATATAGGCTTGATAAACCGCCGCGCCTGTTACGGTCAGCGAATCGCCGGCAGCGAACTTGTCTGTGAAATCAAATGCAGAAGTTCGGATCTCATTAGGAGAAGCGAAATAGATATTATTCACGCCCACAATGCTCTGATCGTTTGGCGGACGCAATACCTGTCCATTGACAGCGTTCGAACGCACCACATCCAGAAGAGGAGTGTTGATTGCCTGCCCGACTCGCAATTGAGGGGCATGCCCAGAATTGGGCGAGGTGTTCGGCGCATACACCTCCACTGACGTCCCTGCAATATCCCCAGCCAACGTCGTGTCGTCACGGATATCACTTACATCGTAAGCGCCCCGTCCGATGCACATGTAAGCATATTCCACCTCCTCATGATCCTGAAAGATCTTGTAAGGCACAGCAATCAGATCGGGTGTCGAACGCACTGTCCCAAAGATATCCGGGATACGGCTAAGAGGACGAGGCTTGTTCGAGCGTTCAGAAAGCTCGTTGTTCGGGGATTGGTTCTGCGTGTTGCGTAGCGTAGGCGTCGGGACGCTTGGTTGCAGCACCACAGCAGCCACGACCACGATTGCCACGATTGCGATAATGATCGTCACAGGGTCTGCAGGATAGACAATGACGTAGAATGTTCCGTCCATCGTGCCCAGCCTGTCGATCTCTGCTTCGTTGGAAGGCGTGACATCGTTTGCAGAGCTCACATGCTCGTGATAGATCCGTGCTGTTGAAGGCCACTCACTGAATTGTCCCATCAGGAAGTCGCGCACATCCTCGACGTCATGTGTCGTCCAGGTTTCCGGTTCCATTGGGTTAAGCGCGAGGACGACTTTTTTCATTTGTAGAATCTCACTCTGTCAAAGCCTCTGGACGCAACATCCACAGGCTGATATTCGACGCCGTTTTCATGTATATGCAGCACACGGCCTTTCAGATACACTCCAACATGAGGCGGGCTCTTTGCTCGTTGCATCAGTACAATGCAAGGGCTCACAGGTTGTCCCATACGAACGAACGCTCTTCGCAGCGCAGGATCTACACGTCGATCACTTGGAGGGTGAAGAAACCCTTCAAGTGTGTGGTCAATGGCGGTTCCTGTCACATGCTTCCAGACGTCACAAACAAAGTGGGCGCAATTGTAGCTCTGGCGATTATAGCGCTTGTGAAAGAAACCGTCAATGCTCATAGGAAACCTCGAAGCATTGGGAAACGCTCGAGCTTGTAAAGCTCGCCCGTTTTGTTGATGTTCAATGAGGGAGCTTTGGCGGTGAAAGTGGAGCCTTCCCTATTGAATGCGAAAGATTCTACTTCCAGCAGCACAGGGCCGAACAGAGGTTTCGTAAGGTCGTCCGAACGATATGTCCTATAGGTGACCACAGGTTTCACGCTATAGCCTCCCGCCGACGCGACGCTGTCCAATTCCTTAGGCAGAACTTCGCCAAGGTCGCCAAGCGTAATGTTGAAAGATTGGTCCAGGTCGTCCTTCGAACCATTATTCTCAATTCTCATCGGATAATAATCGAACGCTGCGCTGGCACCAGTTTCCAGGGTAACAGTCACGCCCTTGACAGCATTACGAACGACCCGATAGACCTTCGTGAAGTTGGGATGTGATATCTCCATCAGCTCCAACTGAACGACGCTGGACTTGGAGTTAAGAAAGAATTCCGCGTAACTCATGGCAGCACCGCCGGAAGGTCAGTATTGACAATCGTATTGAATTCGTCTTCGATGGGAGGAAATACCGTTTCCCAATCGGGCCCGAAGTTGCTGAACATGGCTGCAAAATTCAATTCCGCTTCCTCGTCCATATCGGTAGGCTCAACTTCTAATTCCGCGCTCACGTAATACGCCAGCCCTCGCTGTGCAGTAAGCGCCATTGAACCCGGAACGAAATAGGCCTTATGTTCCATCGGGAGAGGATCGTCCAAGATAAGGTCGATCAGAAAGGGCTTTGCACCCTTGCCCAGCAATGCACGGTAGAAAGATCGAAGGTAATGGTATTCTTCCCGATCGCAAATCCACTGCACAGACACCGCAGAACTGGCGCCCAGGATATCAAGACGATAGCGCCCGGCGCCACCGTCCAGTGCTACCGACACCACTTCCTTTCCGTCACGAACGGAATAAGAAGAATTGTCGGGGGCAAGAACTAATTTCGTTAGAAGGGCCATTAAGCTCTCCTCCTCTGTGTCTGCGTGTTCCTTGCCAGTGACTTGGACACGTTGGAATTCGGGTTACTGATTTCGGCAGAGATGATGCCCGGCGTCTCTTGGCGAACAGCCTGCTTGGCTTCGTCTCGCGCAATGATGCGGATATCAGTTTCGCTAAGCTGCTGCACTTCGAACTCTTTAGACGAACCATAATTCTCGATGGAGACATTCACTTGAGCGCCCCCGCCTACGGACGCACCCTTGTTCATTGCTTCAAGGGCGGGCCTGTTCCGCGCGGTAGCTTCAGCGTTCATCACGAACTCTTTACCATGCACGACGCCTGCGACTTGCCCGACGCCCA